GAGCGGTCGGCACATACGTCTCATACGATATTGCCGTCTATGACGGTTTCCAAAGAGACATCGTGCAGACCGTCCCGGACGTAACGCCGGATAGGGATCTGGCGCTTCGCATGTGTGAGCGGTTCAACAGGTTTCAGCTCAGCCCTGAGCACCTGCTGGACGCCATCCACGACATGCTGAGCTAAGTATTCCACACAGCCGAAGCGGCTATGCGCCGGGTGGGAGAGAACGGCTCCCACCCGGTGCTTTTTATTATAATATAATTCCGCAATTATATAAATCTGTATTTTGCACAAAAATATACGTATGGAATTATGGTATACTTCCATAAACATAAATTATAATTTCCCTACTTCGAAATGAGGTGTGGGAATTGGCAAATTCGAAAGCACAGCAAGAAGCAACTGCCCGGTACAACAAGAAGGCTTATGACCGTATCGATGTGATTGTACCAAAAGGAAGGCGTCGAATTATAGCGGAATTTGCGAAAAGTAAAGGATTATCCACCAATAAATTTATCAACGATGCTATCAATAAAGCAATGCAGGAAGAGGAGGCCGGGGAGTAATAATTCCCCGGCCTCTTCTCACTTCTTTGCCGCCTGCTGCGTCACGACCGCGACTTGGGTCCCGACACAAAACACCCCGGGCCTCACGCCTTGTCGATACTCTTTGCAAACCGGAGCAGCATCGTGCAGAACTCCTGTCGGGTTACGGGCTGGCTGAGCTTCAGGTCGCCGGTGTTGTCTCCTTTCATGATGCCGTTTTTCACGGCCCATCCCACGCCCTCCTTGTGGGCGGCATTCGGTGTATTGTCCATACGCTTTTCCTCCTTATAGTCCGGCCTGATATAGGCCGTTACGGTCGATGTTTTCCGCGTCCGGCGGCAGACCATACCGCCGTTGCTCTGGCTCCCAGCAGAACCGGGGGACGTGTTCCCCTCAATGGCGGTGATTGTTCCCCCGCTTCCCACGGACTCCACGATGCCCGTATGGCCGAAGTTGTAAATGATAATATCGCCCGGCTTTGGCGTCTTGGCCACGCACTCCGGCCTGTTTTTGCGATACCAGCCCAGCAGAGCGGAGCAGGAGGCCGTCAGATACGGCAGCCGCGCCCCCGCCTGGTTGAAAACCCACTGGACAAAGGCCATGCACCAGGGATAGGCCGCGCCGCTAACGGGATGGCCGTAGTACCAGGCGTTGTATTTGACCTGGTTGGAATTGGGCGGGGATTCCTTGACGCCCAGCTCCTTCCGAGCAATGTTCAGAACCTGTTCAACCGTTGCCATTGCTGTCCCCCCGAATCCGGGCCATCGTCTCCCGGACCACTGCCTCGCCAAGATTTTCAGCCATAGCATCCAGCTCTTTCGTCTGAACCTGGGCCTTTTTATTTTCCGTGTTGATCTCCCAGACCGCGCCCTCGATCATGTTGATGACGGCCTCCGTGACCTCCACGCCCAGCGCCCGGAGCTGGTCCTGAACGAACTGTTTCCGCTGCGCTCCCGCCGGGTCCTGGTCATGGTAGAGCTGCTCCGCCGCCTTGGCGAAGGACCGGACCATCCGCCAAAGACGCTCCTGCGTGGCGGCGTCGGCGTTGGCCTCGAACCATACCTTGGCCTTCGGCGTTAAGTAGGCCAGCAGGGCCACCAGCGCCGCCGCCAGCAGTTTGCCGATAATCTCATAGATGTTTTCCATAGCATGTCCTCCTTTAAATTTCGGTGTCCGAATCGGACACGTCGCAGCCAGAAATTCCGCTCCACTTCGCCCGGCTCCGTTCCATTTTGTCGGGCACCCGTTCCGCTCCATTTCCTCCGTCTCTCCCCACGCGACCCGCTTCGCTGGGCTCGCGCGGGGGGCCCAATATTTTGCTGACCTTAATGCCTGCCAGCAGCAGGGCCTCCCCGCCTCCTGCGCCCAGGGTGTATTGAATCAGCGTGTCCGGAACCGCGCCCTTGACGCAGAAAATTACGGTCATCGCCACGATGAACCCCAGGGCGAACAACCCCAGCGCCAGCAGGACCAAGTTCGAAGTTTTCATGGGGTCCCCCTGCTGTCTCCGGCCCCTCACGCCTCCACCTTCTTTTCAAGGTCCTCAATGCGGTGGTTCGCCACTTTGATCTTCTCCTCCTGGAGCTCCGTCCGCTCCTCCAGCTTATAGGTCCGCTCGATCAGGTTGTTGTGGGCCTGAACCTTCTTTTCCAACTGCTCCAGTCGGTACTGGGTCAGTTTGCTGCTGACCAAGATGCCCAGCACAGAGCCCAGCCCGGACCCGGCCAGGCCGATCAGCGCCACGGCAACGGCGTCGCTCATTGTCTTTTCCTCCTTCCTGGGGCGGCAAAAACGCCCCCGCTCTGCCTGCTTGACAAAACGGGGGCGTGTGGTATAATAAGCATAGAAGGGCGCTGTTACGAGACGGTTGGCCCTAATGTACTAACTTTTTACAGTTAGCCGCTCGGGTACCAGCCGGGCGGCTAACACGCTTTTGGGGCAAGATAGGCCATAATCAATAAGACGATGACCAGACAAAGCGCAAAGCGCAAAAGTCTCTTTCCCATCAGCAGCCACCTCCCCCCATGAGGAATTTGCGCAGGGGTTCAAACGGTGGGCCAACCGCCTATTTATGTAACAGCGCCCTTGCGCCGTCGAAAATTCCGCTCCACTCCGCCCGGCTTCGCCGCGCATTCGTTCCGCTTCATTTCCTTCGGCTCTCCCCACTGGAATCGCTCCGCTGCATTCCAACGGGGACCCCAATGGTCTCTTTATCCTACCATCCGCGCCGCGTTTTGTCAAATCCCGCCATTCCCGTCAGGGGATGGCGTTTTTCTCAGCTCAGGAACTTTTTCATTAGTCTCCCTCCTTTCCCTCCAGCAACCTGGTCAGTTCCCGGCACTCCTGGTCGATGTTCATCTCGTCCGCATCCCCCGACTGGAGAGACAGGCGCTCCTCCCGGCTTTTCCGCTTTTACAACTCTTTTACGGAATCACTCCGTAGTCTCTTTACTCCTCTGTTTTTTATTTAGTCGCCTGTATAACTGTAAGCGGCTTTTTTGCTGTTATTTGCAATTACCACAAATTTCCCATTGCTGTATGCTACGTCTTGCCAGTTAGCAGAAGATGGAAGAGAAGCAAGTTCCCACTTAATACCATCGTAACTGTATGCTGCTTTATCAGTGTATCCAACCGCGACAAACTTTCCATCCCCATAGGTAACATTTTTCCAGTCTGCCGACAATGGTAAAGTTGAAGAATACCATGTAATCCCATCATTACTATATGCACAAGAGTTTGATTGACTTTCGCCACCTGCAATTGCAACAAACTTATCATTCCCATATGTTATTGAACGCCATGGCTCAGAATTTGGCATGGAAAAAGTATTCCACGTTATCCCATCAAAACTATAGTTTCCAATTGAAGAATTGTAAGCAATTACAACAAATTTATCTTGCCCATATGTAATTGATACCCAATTAGCATATGAGGCCATAGTTGATAAGGTCCATGCCGTTTGGCTTGTTTTCCCATATATAGCTTGCTTACTATTCCTACAAATAGCAACAAATCTCCCGTTTCCATATGCGACTGTGCGCCAATATGCATCTTTTCTCATTCCAATAGCAGTCCAACCAATGCCATTTGAGCTATAATCAGAAGCTGTTCCATCACCAACAGCTAAAAATTTATCGGCTCCAAAAATCATATCAAGCCAGTAAACAGGAGCCATCGACGTGGTTGAAGAATGCCATTTAATACCGTCTGAGCTATATGCAGATTTTGTCTCACTAGAAGTGCTACTCCAAAGAGCAACAAATTTACCATTACCACCAGCGACACACACCCAATTATTAGAACTTGGCAACGTTGTTTCAAACCAGTCGATACCTGCAATGTATGTAGGAATTTTTTCAAAACTAGCAGTGAATGTTCGGTCGCCATTCACGGTAAAAGTGTAAGACGTATTTGTGCTGACGGTCGTCCCGTTCTCGACCCAGCCTTTGAAACTATATTTGTCCGCGGGATTAGCCACCAACGTAACCTGTGTGCCCTCGGCATAGGTGCCTGTGCCCGTGATGGCACCGGCGTCAGCGGGGTTGATGGATGCGGAGACGGTGTACAGCTTGACGGAGTTATCTAAAACAAGGGTATCCCCCAAATATGCCTTTTTGTACTCCGTATCGCCAATGTACAGCTTTGATACTTTGGAACCGCCTATACTAAGCATACATTACTCCTTGACCACGTACAGAACCGTGCTGACCTTTTCGGGCAATGCGTCATACTCCGCTTGCGTCAGCACCTGGATTTTTTGAACAGAATCGGCGGGAATCGCGCCGGTGTCCACCGCTGTTGGCGTCCAATTGTCTGGCCTTGCCCCCACCATATCCGCCGTGTAGTCGCCGCTCTTCGGCAGGACGGCTCCAGTACGGCCGTTGAATGAGGCCACTCCCCCCGATTCTCCCTGAGGGCCCTGTTCGCCCTTCAAGGAGGCCAGCCACTCAGCCTCCGTACCCGTGAAGCCGTTTTGGACCGCGATCTCATAGGCGCTTGCTCCGGCGGGACCAGGAGGACCTTCCGGTCCAGGAATGCCCCCCTCTCCGCCCCCGCCGGAGCTGTCCTGGCCGGGACGGCCCAGGCCGGCTATAAATACTTTTTCATTGGAGCCGAGTTTCTGTGCCCAAATCGCCATCGTATCCCTCCCTACTGCACCATGATGTTGACGCGGATGTGGGTACCGTCTATCCGGGACATGACCCGGAAGCGGTTCCGCGTCTCGGACCTCGTGGCAATGCCGCCGGGACCGGGGCACGCCCAGCCGTTTGCCTCGCAGGTGCCGTCGTCGATAACCACCAGCTTTCCCAGCAGGCCAACGGCGGCCTTCTCCGGGCGCCGGGACTGCGGGATATATTCCTGTGTGTGGTCATAGGCCGGGTTCAGCTTCCGGCGGCGGGCCATGACCATCTTCCCAGGGTTCGCCGGGTCCTCCACTTCCACATCCTCGTAGAGCGGCCGCCCGAAGATGTCCCGGAGGTACATATCCCGCCATTGGTCATCGTGGGAGTCTCCGACGATAGACGGAGCGGCGGAGACGATGCCCAGTACGTCGGAAATGTGGTCCTCCGGTCCAGCAAAGCGAATCTTCTCCCCGTCCAGACACACGAAGCAGCCCACCCGATCCCCGGCCTCCGGGTTGCCGTCGGCCCACTCGTAGATCTCGGCATAGTCCGCGCCGGAGGCGTGGTATTGGCCGCCGTAGACGCTACCGTCGGAGTGGACACGGAATGCGTTAAACGAGCCGCCATTTGAGGTCCCACCGCCAACTATAAAGCGATCTCCGCCATTGGCCACATCCCCGCCCGGGCGCTCGACATTATGTGTTCCAATTACATATTGATAGCTATTTGCCGTAGTCTGGTTTCCGGCTGCATAAGAAGCGGTCCCGGCTGCGGTAGTAGATAATCCTTCTGCGTGAGAATACATGCCGGAGGCAGTGGAGCCGCTGCCTTCTGCATGCGAAGCATAGCCAGACGCGGTGGTCTCATTCCCTTCCGCATGGGAACAGTCGCCCGAGGCTTCAGTTCTGTTACCAGCAGCAACCGAAAAGTTCCCACTGGCAGCTACCATGGAGCCAACCGCCAAAGACTGTGATCCGGTTGCAGACGCCCACACGCCGATTGCCACCGTGCCGATCCCGCTGCTGGAATTGTTAGTACCTGCGGAAAGTGAATTCTCCCCGACGGGAATAGAACTGCGCCGCGTTCCTAGCGTAATGGAGCCGCTGAATATAGGTGAAGCCTTCGGCGCGTACTTGCTCAGGTCTGACTTGAGTGCGTACTCCGCTGTTTCCTCTTCTGTGAACGTAATGACATACGGCCCGTCGCCCAAAACGCCGGGCAGGATCAGCTGGCCGCCGCCCTTCGCCGTGACCATATCATCCGGGGCGATCTGACCCATTTCCGCCACGATCCGGTTCAGGGTCCGGGCGCATTCGTTGACCTTTTTCATCAAATAGTTATAGCCGTGCTGGGGCGTCAGGCCTACCGACTCTCCTTCCGGGGCCACGATCTGCTCGTATCCCCAGTCCTCCGGCAAGTCCGCTAGGACCTCAGGAATCTTGTCCGCCATCTTCTGCCACTCCTTCCTTGACAGGTATCGTGTGCTTGATCCAGGTCTCCGACAGCAGCGGGATGTACACCGTGCTGTCTGTCAGAGTTTCTCCGTCCTTGTTCAGCAGCTCCGCCCGTGTCACGGCCTCCCCCACCCCGGCGGGGACCAGATAGACTACGGACAGCGTAGAGCCGGTGACGGACTTGGTAATAGCCGTGACGACTGTCTCCCCGTTTACCCGGGCGGCGGCCACGTCGCTGGCGACAAACTTCGCCGTGCCGGTGAGAAGCAGCGGCTGGATGGAGGGGACCTCCGGCATTTTCATCATCTCCTTATTTCCCTCGGTGGCAAAGGGCAGCGTTCCCAGCGGCCATGCACCGAGGCGGTAGTTCCAGGTAAAGGCGTCCATCCGCTCCGCCGCCTCACTGAGCAGCAGCCTCGTCTCGATGACCGGAGTGTTGATATAGACGATGTGGGCGGGCTTGATCTTGCCGATAGTAAAGGCGACCTCCGAGGCGTAGAACTGGTTCTTGCCGGAGCTCTCGATGCAGAGGGTATAATTCGGGTAATCAACCGTCACTTTCCAGAGGCCCGGCCCGATGAGCTCATCCAGCCGCTGGTAGAGAAAGCCCAAGGTGAAGGGCGTCTTCATCGAAATGCGGTTCAGCACTCGGGCCCGGCGAAACTCCAAGGACTCCCGGAGAGGATCCGGAATGATGCGGAAGACATCCTCCCACTGGGCGACGGCGGTCTCGTCCATGGTCTGGAAAAAGAAATTGTCCGCCACTTGATTGATGAGTTCCGCCAGGCCATCAAAGCAGGCCTGCTCCGTTCGGCAGATTTCCTGATAGTCCAGAATCTTTCGGTACCAGGGACACAGCTGCTCCAGCAAAATGATGTCCAGGTCTCTATACATACAGCTCCACCTCGCCCAGGACCGGGACCTCCTGTGCCTCCCCGTCCTCCCGGAGGGCCAGGTCCTCTGCTGCTCCGTTCAGCGCCGCCGCCGTAGCGTTGATGACGCCGGCGGTGCTCACGATAGCCGCCAGGACCCGGGACAGGTACACGTCGGAGGCGTACTGATTGGTGGTGGTGTTTACCGGCACGGCCCAGGCCTGGCGGATGTCCAGCAGGTAGTTCTCCACGGCGTTCTCCACCAGAGAGCGCACTTGGGCAATGGAATAGCCGGGGGCCAAGGCCAGCTTGGCGGAGACATCCACGGTAACGGGCTCCGGGGCTGTGACGGTCACCTGGGCCCCGATGGGTGCCATGCCCAGGCCAAGGCCCTGATCTGGGGGCGGGTCCACAGCGTTCTGGACCTGCTCCACCAGCGTAGGAGAGGCAGGCAGGTAGTCCGCTCCCAGGATGGAGCACTTCACCGTGCCGCCGCCATTCCACGTGGGGTAAACCTGCACGCCGCCTACACCATCGATGCCGCTGATGAAGGTTCGGTAAGATGCAATGTTCCCGCCGAAGGGCCGCTCGTTCAGCGTCTCAATCAGCCGCTCCCGGAGAGTCTCGTCGTCCTCTTCTTCGTCGCCGGGGATCAGGATATCGGCGAGGGCCGCGGAGGTCAGTCCGGGGATGCTGGTGATGGGCAAGATGGGCCCAGCATACTCGTTGCCGATGGCGCCCGGTGTCTCAGCGGTGAGGTGGTACTCCCCCGCCGTCTCTGTGGCGGCTGTGACCACGAAGTTGATGCTGTCCGCGCCGCCGATGGTGGAGAACCGGGCGCCGATGGGAACCGGGGCGTCGAAGACGCCCCGCCGCACCGCCGCCGAAGCCGGGTAGCGGGTCAGGCCGCCGATGACCGCCAGATAGTCCAGGGATTGGCCTGCCGCCGTTTGGATGAAGGCGGAGCGCTGGACCTGGTCCAGAGTCAGGTAGTAGCCCTCCAGCGCCCAGGCGGCAGGTCCCAAGGCCGTCTGGATAGGGGAGGTGTCCCGCTTGTCGTAGGTGTTGGGAATGCGGTCCAGCATGGATTGCAGGAGGGCCCTGTAGGTTTTTCCGGTCAGGTCGAGCATGTGGGAATGGTCACCTCCGTGCTGGTTTGTATGTCGCCATAGACTGTGTTTACAGTGAAGGAGCAGTGCAGCTCGTCCACATTGATGGAATACTCAAAGTCCGAAATGCCCTTGACCCGGTCGTCTATGGTCAGGGCCTCCAGGAGGCGGCGCTGGAGCTCCGCCGTGACGTACCCGGGGTCCTGGCCGATGAGGTCCCGCCACTGCATTCCGGAGTAGGGCTGATAGATCTGCCAGCGGAAACGCTCCACATGGAGGATGATCTCCACCGCTTGGCGGACGGATTCCAAGCCGTCCGTCTCACCCTGTATGCGGTTTTCCGCAATGTGCCAGGTCCGGGAGGGCTGGCGCTGTGTAGTCAGGCCCTTGGAGATGTCAACGCCGCTGATTGGAAGGGTTGCCATTGGAGGCCTCCTTTTGCTCAAAAACCCGGGACAGGATGATGAACTTCTGTCCGTTTTGGACCCGGAGAAGCAGTACCCGGTCTCCCTGCTCCAGGGCGCGGTTCAGGATGATGAAACCGTCCTTCACCGGCAGGGGCTTGCCGTGCTCGTAGCAGACGATCTCCGCTTCAAGCAGTTTCTTGTCGGAGTCAAAGGCGTCCTGGACCAGCCCGTCGCCGGTATGGTACTCCCCCTCCAGAGCGGGGCCGGTGTCCCCCTCTTCGGCGCTGTGGCTGTGGGAGAGTCCGGACACCGTGTGGGTGTGGCGGAAGCCTTTGGTGGTGTGATAGTGCTCCAGAATGGGGAGCTTCTTCTCGATGACGGCGGAGGTCAGATAAAGGACCTGGCTTTTCAGAGGGCCCATATCGGTACTGATGGTGACCTCCAAAGGCTCCGCGCTGGTAACGGTGCCGATACAGAGGTTTGTGGGCTGGGAAGCTGCCATGGTGTCCTGCATCATCTGCCGTAAAACATCGCTCAACTCCATATCAGATCTCCATGGTGTCAAATTCCATTGTGTGCAGGTTATTTTGGAAAGTGTGGGTAACCTTCTCCAGCAGGACGTATTGGTCTAGATTGATATCCCCCAAGCCGGGGACCTTCATGTAAACCATTTGTCCGGCCCGGAGGCCGGGGACCCCCAGAGAAGACACCTTCAGCGTCCGCATCCGGCGGTTGCAGAACTCCAGGGACGCCGCCGCCTGGGCCTTGACCTGGGCATCGTTAGCGCTGTTGTCTACCGTCTGGTAGAGCTGGAGCAGGCCCCACTGGCCGATGTTGGCGGAGTCCTGCACGATAAATACATCCGCCCGGCCTGTCTTTTCGTTGGGACGGACCAGCTTGACGGAATTGTAGGTCTGCTCGTCGATGTCGGTTTTGTAGGTGTACTCGCCCAGATAGGACCCTTCGCTGATCATAACATCGGAGATCATCTTCGCCGCCTCCGTCAGGGCCAGGCCCTCGCCGTCGTCGTAGAAGACGTACAGCTTCCCGGTATTCAGCAGCGTCTGCTGGACGGCGGTACCGATGATATCCAGGCAGGACTGGTCCTCCTCGATGAGGGACGGGAGGGCGTAGCCGGTGTCGGCGATGCTGCCCAGGGTCAGCTGGAAATCCTCGGCGATCTGCCGGATGATGTCCCCGGCCTTCTGGCCGTAGAAGGCGTAGGAAGCATTAGCCTTGAGGTAGCGCAGGCGGTCATAGCATGTCACCTGGATGACGCCCCAGCGGTCCTTGCTTTTTGTGAAGACCCAGCCGAAAAAGATCAGCTGGCCGTCCACGGAGAAGCGGACCGTATCACCCTCCAGGAAGGCGACATCACCGGCTTTAATGAGGGTAAATTTCAGGGTGCCGGGACTGCCGGTGCGGTTGGTGGTGTAAGTGATTTCTGCGGCGCAGGGGGAAACCTCCCACACTTGGCCGCTGCGCTTGTTGGCAATCAGGAGTTCTGTTTTCATGTACTCACCGTCTGGAGGGATTCCCGCTTCGTCCAACCCAAAGCCCCACCTGTCTCCAGCTCGATGTGGACCGGATAGTCCCGCCCCGCGTCCACGATCCGGGACACCCGGACCCGGCGGCCGCCGCCGTTTCCGGAGGGCTTATCACCGTAGCTGGAGGCAAAATACGGGCCGTTGACCGTACACAGGGACCCTACCGCCAACTCGTTCCTGGGAACGCTGCGGGTGGACTCTGGGGAGGCCATCGGCACCGCGGAGCCGGTCTGCCTCACCTGGACGATGCCCGGGGTGTAATCCCGATACTCAATAAGGGTGAGATCATAGTAAAAGTCGCCTGTCTCGCCGCCCCGCTCCTCAGTGTCAAACTGATTTACCAGCACCATCAGTCCCGTCTCGCCGGTCATGAAGGGCTCGCCGTTCTCGTAGTAGCGGACGGGGGTGTAGAGGATGGGAGCCAGGTCGTCCATGGCGGACTGGAAGAAGTTGATATAGAACTCCGGCGGCTCAAAGGTTCCGGAGGTCAGCACTTCCGCGGATACCCGGCCTGGGAAGTAGCTGGAGATAGTGATCTCCTTCAGGTTTGGTGTCCGAGGGACCATGATTTGTCCCAGGCCCAGAACGTTGTAGTCGGTATTGCCGCCGGGCCGGGCCGCGGGTAGCTTCTCCGGGTTCTGGGGAAGGCGGATGACCGTGGAGTCCCGTGTGAAGAAAAGACCGAAGTCATTTGCCATAGCGCCCTCCTTAAACCCGGGCGGTGGCCCGGATGGACCCCGCCGCCGTCTGCTCCAGGAGGATGTCCCGGATGGTATCCGCCAGAGCCTTGCGGTCCTGCTGGGTATTCCCGGAATTCTGACCCCGGACATTGATGACCGGGCTCTGAGCGGTCAGGTTGATGTTGTTGACATACTTCCGCTCCGCCAGGTCCACCAGGGACTTGAGGTCCTCCTTAGACAGGGAAACAGCCCGGGATATCCTGCCCACGTCCTTGGAGATGCCGTTCAGGGGGGCGGTCAGCTCGTCGTAGGGAAGGAAGCTGGATAGAGCCCCACCGTTTCCCATGGAATTTCCAAAATTGGAAATGGACTCTCCAAAATTCCGCCCGAAATCCCTGAAGTCCGCCATAGCCGCTTTATAGCTGATCTGCTCCATCCGCTGGAGCTGGACCGGGTTCGGGCCGATGGTATCATTTACCCACTGGTCCAGGGAGGAACGCCAGCCGCCGACCACATCGGAGAGCGATGAGCCGAAAACGGCGTCAATGGCCCCGGCGGCAGTCTGTAGGAGGCTCAGGATGAAGTCTATAAAATCGAAGAACAGGTTCCCGGCGGCACGGAGGGGATTGTCGAACACATTGGCGAAAAACTCCGCGAAGGAGCTCCAAAGATTATAGAGGTTCACGACAATATTTCCCACGAAGGCATACAGCCAGCCAAACCCCACGCCAACCATACCGAGCACGTCCGAGGCGGTCGCCCCCGCCTCCAGCATCCCGTAAGCAAAGGCGCTCACGGCGAGGCCCAGCAGCAGGATCGGCCAATACGGCAGAAGAAACGCTGCCGCCGTCTTGATTCCGGAGGCCATTGCCATCGCGCCGACGACCGCCAGCACCGTTCCTACGCCCAGAAGGGTGGAAGTGACAAGGTCCGTATTGTCGATGACCGTCTGCGGAATGGAGGAGACGAATTCCAGGACGGGCTGGAAACCATGCACAAGGATGTTCCGCGCAGCGGTCGCCATCTGGCTCCAGGTCATAGGCATTTTCCTGAAGGCGGCGTTGGTCTCCGCCGCCGACGACAACATGGCGTTTTTGACCACCTGGGCCGTAATAGTTCCCTTGGAGGCCAATTCCCGCATCTGGCCGGTATTGACGCCCATGTACCGGGCGATGGTCTGGGCAATCATAGGCGTCTGCTCGAGGACGGAGTTCAGCTCCTCACCCCGGAGGGTGCCGGAGGCCAGGGCCTGGGTCAGCTGGAGCATGGCCCCTCGGGCCTCGGCAGAGGAGGTGCCGGAGAGAGTCATCTGCTTGTTGATTTGCTCTGCGAAGGCAATCAGTTCTTTGTTGGAGGAGAACGCGTCCCCTGCCAGAGTGCCCAGTTTCGCCACGAACGAGGCCGTGTCGGCGTAGGACCCCCTGGAGCGTTGGGCGGACTGGAAGATCATCTCATTGAGCCGCGCTGTGGTCTGGAGCCCATCATTCATCATGTTCAGGCGGGCCGTGATCTGGCTCATGGTATCCGCCTGGCCGACGACCGCCTTCATCCCTCGGAGGCCAAGGTAGGCGGCTGCCAAGCGTTTTACCTGGTCCACCAGGCCGCTGGTGGAAGAAGCGGCGCTTTTGGCCGCTCGCTCATACTGGCGGATGGCCGCATCCGCTTTCCGGCCTCCGCCCGCCGCCTGCTCCAGAGCGGCGCGGAGGGCAGACTGGCGGTTCTTCAGCGACATGGTTTCCGCCGCCAGCCCGGAGAGCGTCCCGGAGAGCTCTGCCGCGTCGGAGGAGGCCGTGCCCTGCGCCGCCGAGACTGCCGTCAGCATCCGCTGGTGGACGTTCAGTTCTATATTGGCTTTCTGAAGATTCCGCTGAACGGAGAGAAGCTCCTGCACATAGGCCTGCACCCGTTCAGCGTTTTCAGAAAAGGAGCCTGCGCTGAAGGACTTGGCCGTTTCCACTGCCTGGGAGGCCTGGCGCATGGCGGAGGCCGTTTCCCGTGCAGGCTCTGATGCGGCCCCCATCCCGGCGGACAGCCGGGAGAGGTCCACATCCCCAGCCGCCTCCGCAGCCCGCTGGGCAGCAGAGGATGACACTGCCGCTTTTTCCGACAGAGAGATGAACCGAGTGAAGGGAGCAGTGAAGCGGTCAATCAGCTCATACACTTCTTGAATGGCAGCCATGGTTTCTCACCTTTCTCACTGTTTCCGGGACGCGATCTCTTTTTTAATGAACTCCGCAATCAAAGCCCTCTCCCGAAAGGGGAGCCCTTCATATTTGGACGGGGGCCAGCCCAGATTGACAAAGCAGTAGTACGCCGTCAGCGTTTCCGGGTCCGGGTTGGTCCCGCCAATCAGTTTTTTGCCTCGTCCTCCACAGTTCCGGCATCATCGAAAGCGGACAGCTCCATGATCTTCTCCGTCAGTTTCCGGTACTCGCCGGGCAGCAGCATTTTGCCGGGAACCAGCAGAGGGTCCATCACCCCGTACTGGTCACAGATCTCCTTGCTGGAGAAATCCGGCTCCACTGTGGCGGTTACCACCAGCCGCCGGGTGTACTCAATGTTGTCCAGCCGCTCCCTGTCCGGACCGTTCCTGTCCTTTACCGTCCGGGTGGAACGCTTAATCAGGGCATCATTCTCTTCCTGGGTCAGGGACCGGACCTTGAAGGGAGCCGGTTCCCCCTTCTCGTTCAGGAAACGCTTGGAAATCACGACCTCTTCCTCCACCTGAGTGACCGTGGGGTGCAAAAACGCGGACAATCTGCTCATAATATTCCTCCTTTAGTCACTGCCCAGCCGGACTGGGTCATTGAACGCCTGGAGCTGGGCCGCTCTGGTCCAGGCGAAGTTGAAATCGTAGTTCAGCATGGATTCCTCACTGTCCAAGATGGAAAGGGGAACGTCTCCGGTCAGGTGACAGCCATAATAGGCCATTACCTGACTGCCCACACTGGCGGCCTTATCCTCATTAGTGAGCTGGATGTCGAACTCCGGCATCACACCAGTGTTGATGTACTGCATAACCATACTGGTGAACAGGTCGGTGCCGTAGTAGATATTCCCGGTGCCGGTCTGTTTAGCCCCATTGGGTTTGTCTTGAATTCGGCGGGTACCGATGACCCGCATATCCTGGCTCTGGATGCCGGCGACGGTCTTAATGTTCTTCATGCCGGCGACCTCGATGTTTTTGCCGTCCACGGTGACAAAGATTTTGCCTTCCGCGCCGTTTACCGTATCCTTTGCAAGCAAATAGGCCATAGTGTTCCCTCCTTACGAAACCTCAACGGTCAGATAAATCTTCTCCACGGCGTCAGCGGCCTGGAGGGCCAAGTTGACCACCACAGCATCGATTTCCTCACCGGGCAGGACCTCAACGTCTGCCGCCGTGAAGTTCTGGATGCCCCCGTTGTCCTGAATGTCCAGCAGATAGCCTACGATTACCGCCTTGAAACGGGAGCGCCCGGGCGGATTGTTGTTCACCACGCCGATGAAGTTCTCGGAGAACTGCCGATAGATGTCATTGGCGATGGTGGAGCACAGCCGCAGGACCCGGTTCTTCCGGAAGGGTTTGCCGAAGTCTTGGGAGAAGGTGACCATGGAGTTGATATCCTGTTCCACCTTCACAAGGCCGCCGTCCGCGCTCAGTACCAACTGCCCATCTTGAAGGGCCTGGACATACCCGCTGTTTGTCAGCTTCTCGGTGACGCCGACGGCGCCGGGGTACCGGGCATAGGTCAGGCTCTCGTTGTACCGGGCTCCCGCCGTGGCGCCTCCAAACCACCAGGTCACCTGCTCCGGTGCCAGCACGGTCTTGTCGGAGAGAATCACGCCGCTTTGGACGTTGATGACGTACATGGAGTCCGGATCGGCAAGGTTCGCCGCCGCCAGTTGGCTATACTGGCCATTCTCCTCCGCCATGCGCTTGACAAAGGAGGCCAGCGCCGCTTTGACGGTCCCGTCCTCGCCGTCGTAGATCATGACATCGAAGGCATAGGGCTCGATAGCCTCCAGGTAGGCGGCATAGGCCGACGCCGGAACTGTATCCTCACCATCCTCGCCGCCGGAGAGGGTAACCCCTGCCGTGGCCGCCAGCGGGCCGCCGGAGAAGGCAACCCAAGCGTTGGACCGGAGGGCCTCTGCCGTCTTCACCATCTGCTGGTCCACAATCTCGTGGTCCACCACGGTGGAAACCAGGAAACCGCCCTCTGTCTCCTCAGAAACGATGATGGAAATGCTGTTGCCCCGGGAGCCGGGATAATTGGCTTTCACCAGCAGACCAGTTGCGCGCGCCGGAGCATTGTCCGCCTGGGCGTCCAATTTGGACACGTTCCCCTCGTCGGTTTCCGGAGCGTTCTTCTTGGGTTCGCCGCTGTCTTCACCGCCGGTCCCGCCGCTGGGAGGCGCGTGCGTTTCCTCACCGGAGTTTGGGAGAGGTGTATCCTCCGCCGCCGGAATCAGTGCCTCCGCTGCCGCCATACCGGGCACAGAGGGACGGTACAGCAGCAACGTTTTGGGAGCGGGGGTCCGGTCCGTGCCCTTGAAGATCTCCCGCAGGAACAAATTCTGAGGCTCCGTGATGCCATAGCCGGTGAAGGCGGTCATATCCGCCCCGGCCTCTACCTCCATGACCTGCCCCACCGGCCCCCAGGGAAGGGCCTTGCAGATCGTAACGGTCCCCCGGTCACCGGGCGTCAGGCCCGCTCCGGCGGCGGACTTGAAGCGGATATACACGCCGGGACGGACCTTGTTCTGCGCAGTCCAGGTTCCTCCTGCCATCGTATCACTCCTTTCCAAAGAATGCCTCGACCGCTTTCTCGGCCTCGGCAATGGTGTATTCCGGCCTGCTCAGGACCACCGACAGGAAGTCCCGCTGACAGCCGGAAAAGCGCTTGTCATGCAGAAGCGCCTCCCGGGTGTATTTCTTTTCCGCCGGGGCGGTTTGCGCCGGGCGGGTGCGTTTCTTAACCATTGAGTACCTCCTGGTGCAGATCAAGCGTCTGCATCGTCGCGTTGTTCTCTGGGAAGGTCACCCAGACTTTCAACTCAAATTTATAATGCAGGGCGTCCAAGTCGATTTTCCATTCCCTGTCATAGGTCCGCAAAAGCGTGGAGTTTTCGCCGTCGGAGTAAGGGAAAGTCTCCAGGGCCATGTCCAGGGCCTCCGCCGCCTGCTCGTAGAGCTGCTGCATGTTGGGCAGGTTGTAATTCTCCAAGTATGTCAGGTCCAGCCCGATGGTCCGAAGCCAGCGGCCCGCCTGGCGGCGCCGGATGCGGCTATAGCGCTGCTGGAGGAACATACCGGGTATTTCCGTCCCTTGCTGCTTTGGGTCCTCGTAGAAGGTGACGCCGGGGAGGATGGGGGCGAGATAGTCCGCCAGAGAGCGGGCAACGTTTTTGATGGTGAAGATCATTTCAGTATCTCCCCGATGTCCGCCAGCTCCTGCCGCAGGACCCGCTTGTACTCCGCCGCCGCCGCGTCAACCATAAACAGGCCGGGGACGTACTTGGTCCTTGTGCCTACTATCATGCCGGCCCTCTTTGTGGGATCAAACTCAATCAGGCCTGACTCACCATTGACGTACAGACCCGGAACAAAGTGCCGGTCCATGCGGTGGCCGTCGTTGACATAGGAGGCGTATTCCATGTTGTTGGCGAGGGCAGTTTGATGGCAGTCACCCTTTTTGACAGGCTGCACCACGCTGTCCGTCGCCCAGCGCTGTTTCAGTTCTCCGGTACGGGTGTGGGTGCCGGACAGGTCCCCGGCGGGCGGTGTCAGGTCAACCGCTTTTTCGACGGCCCGAATGGTGGCTTCTTTACAAGCGCCCATAATGCGTTTTTCAACCTGGGGGCGGGTTTCCTTCAAGTACTTGATCCGTTCTTTGAGCGTAAAAACCATCTGCCTACTTCACCCTTTCCTCCCGGAAAATGCGGATTTCCTGATGAGCCAGTCCCGGCATCACCGCTCCGAAGGGCTCAAAGTAATGCTGGGGCTCCCCGGCGAAGACCCGGCTTTCCGCCAGGGCCTTGCCCAGGACAGCGCCCCGGTGAATGTGGAGCTCATCCCCCGCCCGGATGTCCACGTCATTGGCGCATTGGACGTAATCCAGTTCAGTAACGCTTGCCGCCGTCTGGGACATGCCGGGGCCGGGAGCGCTGACGCAGTACTGCCGGCAGCGTACGCCCTCGGCAATCTTCACCCGCGCCTGGCGGGTCAGAGCGCCCTCCTGGTAAGAGCTTGCCCGATAGATGTCCATGGTGTCCGTATACCATGCCCTGTAGTCTATGTTTACCCCCTCCTTGCAATTTGGCGTTCAAAGAAGGTTTACGCCTTCTGGCGTAGCTCCAAATACTAGGGCGGGGTACGCCCGAAGTAACGCGCACGGAGAGAGGGACACGAGTCCGCTCGATGAACCGCGAAGGCCCAGAATGGCTGTGCCACACTAAAGGGCTATACCACAAAAGGGCCATGCCACAAGGGCTATACCACACTCCCCCCCATCCCCACCAGACGGGCGCGGGTGGCCAGCAGCTGGCCGTATTGGGTGGCATTCAAGTCTCCCCAGTCCGCCGTGGCCTTCGTCAGGGCATCCGCGCTGTAGGCGACGCTGTCCTGTCCCAGCTTGGCGGAAGTGACGACCCCCACAAGAGCGCCTGTAGCCGCTGCCTGAGCCGGGCTGTCGCTGCCCTCCGGTTCATAGGTCCGGAGAAACAGCGTAGCATAGTGGGCGATGTACAGGCCGCAGGCATAGCGCCAGCCCTCCAGCCACTTGTCCGGTTGGATAGAGGCGTTTGCCTGGTGGACGAACTCCTCCAGGATCGCCGGGGGGAGCAGGGATGCCGCTGGAACCTCTTCTGTTCCTCTGGTGAAGAACTGGGGAAAATCTGCCTGGAACATCTCAGCTGTGTAGTGGCTCTGACCATGGCCGAAGTTGGCCGCCGCGCCTCGGACGCCATAGAACTGGGGCTTCACCGGCCAGGCCATTAAGTAGCCTCTGCCAGGGGCTCGCCAGGCTCTTCGGGCGGCGTTTTCTCCTTAGCAGGCTTGGCGGCCTTTTCCGCCTTCTTTCGCCCCTTGACCTGTGATGTCTCAGAGAGGGTAATCTTTCCGTCCTTCACCAACGCCTTGAAATAGGCTGTTTCGCTGATCCAATCGGGGGCCTCGCCCACGAAGCCCTTGACGAGCGTCACGTCCTCCCGGCCCTTTCCTCCGGGGATAATGATATTCCGTTTCGATGCGATAAACATAGCCGTCCTCCTTAGATGCCGTCAAAGTAGCGGATACACTGGGGGTAGAACACCTGCACCTCGGAGATGTTCGCCATATAGGCTGTGTCGTAACAGACCTCCGCCGCGTTAGGCGAAGTCATCACCCGCTGAAGGGGCACCAGCTCGTCCAGCTTGACGAAGCGCTCATGGTTTACATAGACAGCCATCCGGTCCGCGCCGTCCGTACCGATCCCCTTGCACCACCGGGTGGCCCCGATGTACAGGGACCCACCGTTCTTGGCCGCCACATTGTTGCGCATGATATAGTCCAGGATGGTCTCCGTGGCCAACTCCGTCACGGGGGTGTTGAGAATGTGGGTGTATTGCTCATAGGGCAGCAGGATGTGGTTCGGCAGGGCGCTGGGGTCGTACTCCGCCGCCGCCCAGACGGCGATAATAGCTGCGTTGACATCGTCCAGGATCTGCCGGGGCGTCTTATTTGCCCATTTGGTAGAGCCGGAGCCGTTGTTGCTCACGGTGGTCTCCGTGGCATCGGGGTTGGTCAAAAGCCCCGTGGTGCCATAGGTCTCCAGGCCCGTATAGGCGTTCTGGTCCATGTGCTTGTCATAGGCCAGGCGCATACCATCCTGAAGCAGCTGGTCCAAGGGGCGGCCGATAAAGCCCGCCTTCTGCATGTCCACAAACATCACCCGCAAGGCCGCGGCAAAGATGTGGGCCTTGAAGATACCCTTGTCCAGGTTCACCTGCACGATGGGCAGGCTATTGGCCCCTCCGGCGTGGACCAAACCGTCCCCGGAGCCGCCGGTGATGCCGCTGGCCACGTTCATGGCGGACACGTAATCCACCCAGCCGCCGCCGGTCTGGATGGGGATATCCCGTGGATAGGTGACGCTGGTCAGGGGCTTGCGGATCAGCGGGTCCCGTTTCTCCAGCTCACTGACCAGAAAGGCATTCCCAGAGGCGATTCCCGCCGCGTCAATGGTGGGGACAGCGCCGGATGCCAAGCCGCCAGGCAGGGTCAGCTTGTTCCCGCCGATGACCCCCGCATTATAGGTTCCGATATTCTGAAAAGGCATCATGTTCCCTCCTTTAAGCGTTCTGGATATTCAGGATCCGGAGTTCCGCTACGCCATTGACGTCCGCCGGGCCTGCCCACTGGCAGTTTGCCAGCTTCACACCACCCTCGGCGGCCTCGAAGCCGCCCACCACGGCGGTGGGGTTATTCTCGTCGGCGGCCAGGCGCACATAGACTGCCCCGCCCAGTTTGGGCGTGCCGTTTTGACAGCGGACGTTAATGCATCCTCTCTGGAAGACGCTGACAGCCTCGCCGGGGGCGTAACTGCCGGTACTCTGGTCCAGGTAGTTCAGGGAGCTTTTGAGCTCCCGGGAGGCGATGCCCACGAAGGCCTCCGCTCCGTCTCCCTCGCCCATAGGGACAACAGCGCCGGCGGCGTCATACTTCAGGGGTACGCCGAAGAGAATCGGAGATGCCCCTCCGGCGGGACGGGTACCGACGATCATGTCCGGCTGCCGGGCGTAGCTTCCGGCGAAGCCGTGGGGCATCGTCCTGCCGATGGTCTGGGGATTCATGGACATGGTTCAGTCCTCCTTCTTCTTGTGGGGGTTGCGGGCGTCATAGGCCGCCTGCTGTTCCTCACAGATCTTCTGGTAGTCTGGCTTCACGGCGGCGTCCGCGGCCCTCCGGGCGCTGGACGCCGCAGCGTTGGCAATTTGTCCCATGACATCGACGCCGCCTAGGGATCCCAGCACGGCGTCCACCACCTGGGCCCGCTCCGCCTTGTCGGTAATTCCGGCCACGGCGGGGCGGAGGCGCTTCAGCAGCTCCACAGTCCCGTCCTTGGACGGTACATCAGAGACGGTGACGGAGCCTCCGGCAGCGTCTCCGCCGCTGAGACGGGCGATGGCGCTGTCCAAGGTGGTCTCGTCGCTGAGAGGCGGCGTCTCTTCCTTCTTCTGGATGGCCTGGGTGAGGGAATCCAGCGCCTGGAGCACTTGATCCAGCTTCTCCGACATGGCGTCGCTGGTCTTAGCGGGCTCCTCCTTCTTGTCCCCCACGGGCTTCTCCGGCGCGGGGGCTGCCTCCGGCGTTTCCTTCTTGGAATCCTCGTGGGAGGAAGCGGGCACGGCGGGAGCTCCGCTGGCGTTGGGCACCCCGCTGCCAGCGTCCAGCGCGCTGGCGGTGGTGGTAACCATCGCGTCCAACTCCTCCGGGCTGGCGTCCTTGGCCGCCATGCCGAAGGCGGTCAGGACCGATTTCCAAAAGTCACTCATATGGTTTCTTCCTTTCTCCGCCTTTGCGGCGGCGTCTTTAATCGCGACCTCGCGGCCCGCCCGTCCACGGGGGACGACGGCCACGTGATTGCCTCGGATGCAGGTCTGCCGGTATCCGGCGCCATCGGGGGTATAGGAACACAGATACCCGCAGGAGACCTCCCGCTTGACACGGTTCTGGACCTGGGAGGCCAGGACAGGGTCGTTGATATACAGGTCCGCCACGACGTATTCCCCTTCCCGGCGGACATTCTGGACGTGGCCCCGGGCATAGGCGGAGAAGTTCTCCGGGCCCACGTTCTCCGGCGGGTGACCGTCGGTGACAGGCTTGCCCTCGAAACTGGCCAGGGCCGCGTCCTCAAAGACGTCCTCCGCCCGGCGCTCCACGTCGACGACGCGGTCCGGGTCGCCCTCCAGCTGGAGCTCCCCCGCCAGATACTGCTGCGTTCCTGTTCGGGCGATGGGGACATTGCGGCAGATCAGATAGCCCTCAAAGGTTTCCGTCTGGTTAGGGCTGATGTCATGGCCGTAGTAGGCCAGCATGGGCTTCACCTCCAAAAATAAAAGAGGCCGGCAGTTCGGAAATTCCGAACCGCTGACCTCGATTGGTCCTTCCCGGCGCTCATTTGCGCCGGGGACGCGATATCAGGTTTTCAATTCCTTCATAGAGACGACCTGCACCTTGACGGCGCCGTCAGGCAGCTGCTTCAGCTGGACCCGGAGTCCCCGGGCCAGAGCAGCTTCAATGGCGCGGATGACTTGTTCTGTCATAGCTTAGCCTCCGATTCACGCTGTTGCTGTGTAAATCCGCTGGATAATATCTTCGTACATATCGCCGATCTCATTTGCCCTTACCCGGCGTGGATGGTTTGACCGTGCCATCCTCTTCCGTTTTTTGCCGTTCGCTCTCCTCAAGTCTTTTCCGCCGTTCGCTTTGGGGGGTGCTTTCGGGCTCCAAAGGATAGCCCAGCGCCGCTTTTTCCCGCTCATCCTGCTCTAAAAGCTGTTTTGCCGACGTGGCGGCCCATCTTGCGCTCCTCTCGGCCTGTTTTTCTAAATCTGGGATTTGTCCAGTTCTAAACATATACCAGTCGGAGTCATCAAACGTATCCCAGATGAGGTCGTTATCGTCAAATGGTTCAGCCGCACTCAAATCACACCGAAGACTATCACGCTCTTCTCTGGATAAATTCAAAACCATAGGCCTTTCCGCCTTCTTCTAAAAATTTCGAAATCATGCGGTCTCTGTGTAAATCCGCTGGATAATATCTTCACACATATCACCGATTTCATTTGTCTCCTCGAAGTCCGGGCCCGGTTTCCATCCATGGGACATCAGATAGTCATACACGGTTTCTTCCGCGATGGTTTCCAGTTCCGCCACGGTATAGTCCCGATCTTCTATGCCCAGCATTTTCAGGAATTTTTTCTGTTCGTCTGTAACAGGGAATCTCATTTGCCCTTACCCGGCGTGGATGGTTTGACCTTGCCTTCCTCTTCCATTTTTTGCCGTCCGCTCTCCTCAAGCCTTTTCCGCCGTTCGCTTTGGGGGGTGCTTTCGGGCTCCAAAGGATAACCCAGCGCCGCTTTTTCCCGCTCATCCTGCTCTAAAAGCTGTTTTGCCGACGTGGCGGCCCATCTTGCGTCTTCCTCGGCCAGTTTTGCCGGATCTGTGGCAAGTTTCTGATAAAATTCCTGCACGATGGATTGCCCAAACGTATGCAAGATGGGATCATCATCGTCAAATGGTTCAGCCGCAGCCAAATCACACCGAAGACTATCACGCTCTTCTCTGGATAAATTCAAAACCACAGGTCTTTCCGCCTTCTTCTAAAAATTTCGAAATCATGCGGTCTCTGTGTAAATCCGCTGAATAATATCTTCGTACATATCGCCGATCTCATTTGCCCTTACCCAGCGTGGATGGTTTGGCCTTGCCTTCCTCTTCCGTTTTTTGCCGTTCGCTCTCCTCAAGCCTTTTCCGCCGTTCGCTTTGAGGGGTGCTTTCGGGCTCCAAAGGATAACCCAGCGCCGCTTTTTCCCGCTCATCCTGCTCTAAAAGCTGCCTTGCTGTCGAGGCGGCCCATCTTGCGTCATCTGGCTCTTCTCCATCAAACGACCAGATGGGGTCATCATCGTCAAATGGTTCAGCCGCAGCCAAATCATGCCGAAGACTATCACGTTCTTCTCTGGATAAATTCAAAACCATGGGTCTTTCCACCTTCTTCTAAAAATTTCGAAATTATGGAAAGATATCCAAGCACATCTTTATCTCTCTTGCAATCTTCTAAGGCTGGTTTCAAGCTAAGAAGTTTCTGACGTGCCCCAAATCCATCAAAATCAAGCGTCTTAATGGCGGCATATACCGACCCATTGTTACCGACGGCGGTCATCATGCTCATGTTCAAGGAAAAAATAAAACTTTCGATATCCGCTTCACTAAACATTTCCCCGCCGGGATGGCTATGGATGGAAATATAAGGAGCCCCATAGCTTGGCAGCTTTATGCCGCTCGCACCGGGTTCGCCAATTATGATTTCAGACAGCGGCGACATGTCCGGGCGATACACCCGCCCCGCTTCCGTCAGAGCGGGTTTCCCCTGTACAGCCCGCAGCAGCTCCCTGTGAGCTTCCTGCAAGCGCTTGGCCTGTTCCAGGCTCCAGCCCTCCGGCTGGATGAGCGGGACCCGCCGTATAGATTCGCCTGTAACGGGAATCGCGCCGCCGCTGATATCTTTCAGTATACCACGTTTCCCGGAACTTTCAAGGGCGTTCGCCCTCCGATAGTCCAGTTTCCAGGAACGATATTTCTCATCCCCCGCCAGCTTGTGCTTGCGGAAGGCTGCAAACGTCTTGGGAACCTGGTCCCCCAACGCCGCCCGGTACTTCTCCCACTGGCGGTAATCCTCCAGCCAGTGCCGCCGGGCCACTTCCTTCTTCCGGTACGCCTCCCGCTGAGCCTCTGTCCGGGGGTCCCGGCTGAAGGGGTTCTTCCTCGGGTCGGAAAAGTCCTTGATCTTCTGGATTTCCTCCGGCGTGTGGCCCGCCGCCGTCCAGGGGACAATAGCGTGGAGGCAGTTCGGGTGGATGTTCAGCCAGGTGTTGGACAGGCCGTCCGGCCCGCTGGGGTCCATCTTCCCAAAGGCGGCCGCCAGGGGCGGAAAGTCCGGGTCCCTGCCGCTCCGGGAGTACACCCGGCCCTCGTAGGGGGCGCAGAGGGGGCAGGTGGTGCCGTGGGCTGATATCTTATACAGGTCGCGTTCCGGGTCTGCCGTCAGCACGGACAGCACCTGGGCCTGCCGGGAGGTGGTCCGGGAGACCATGGCCCCGTAGCTGTGGAGGCTCCAGCGCCGTCCGGCTCTGTCGACGAAGGCGGTAACGCCTTCCCGGCGGAGCGCCGCCACGAAGTCCGGCAGGGACTTGTACGTCCCCCGGCCCATGGCCTCCCGGAGGGTGGTCTGCTCCAGGCCCACCCGGCGGAACACATCCGGCTCCGTGCGGCCGATTAGGGTGCCTTCCAGGCCTGCCAGGGTGACGGCGGACGCCTCTGTGATCTGGCCCATGAGCGACTGTGTCAACCGCTGGACGATGTCCGTCTGTTCCGAGGTCAGCACCCGGGCGTTTTGATAGGCTCGAAGATGTTTTTCAGGCGTCTCCGGCTCATCCAAGGGCTTCCGGACCTCGGGGTGGTTAACGTAGAACTGGGCCTCAATCATCCGGGGGACATACTCCCAGCTGTCGGACTCCAGGTTCCGGAGGATATTCTGCACTCGTTCCAGGGCGGCAGCGGCGTGGTAGTCCACCAGCCCCTGAGAACGGAGCCGCCCAATCTCATTGATGATATCCGTTTCTGCCCGGAGGAACAGGGCAATCAACTTTTGCAGCTCCCGCTCAGGCGGGCTCGGTTTCAGAGCCGGCATCCGGCGTCACCCCGCCATCCTCAAAACTCAGGCCCATGAGCGGGTCCCGCAGGGCGGTCAGGTCCTGATAGGTCTTCCCGGCATTTGCGGCAATCTCCTCATCCGTGATGCTGCCAAAGAGGCCCGTTTCTTCGGAGAGCTTTTTCAGCTCCCGCATAGCGGTATCCGCCCGAAGGAGGCCCGCCTGGAAAGCGTCTCGGATAGATGAGGTTTTTTTCTCCGCAATCTCCGCCACTTCTTTCGCCGTAGGTGTCCATAGGGGCGGGAAGGTAATGCCCAGGCCGTCTGGCGCCTCGCCCCAGGCAGACATGGCCAGCACGGGGAGAAGCCTCTGGAGGATAGGCCGCAGTGTTCCTTCCCGCAGAGTGTCTACGTAATCGTAATAATTCTGAAGGTCGCTCTTCCCTGTGGCGTTCATCCCTGCCGGGGAGCGTCCAAAGAGCTTTGTCATGGGGATCCTGGACGCACCGGACAGGTCCAGGCACATGGCCTCGTGGACGTCCCGGAGGCCGGTGAAGGTGTACTGGGTGTTGTGGATCTGGTCGCCCTTATTCACCAGCCTCGTGCCGAAGTTGGACTGGACCACGCTCTGGGCCTGCATGGTGTTCCAGAACCGCCGCTGCATCTCGCCGGAGGTGATGGAGAACAGCTGATCGAGGTTTTGGATTTCCATGGTATCCACGTTGGCCCGGAAGGTCAGGGCCGCCATGTTGGCGGAGACGTTGTTGTGCTTCACCACATCCTGATACAGGGCCTCCACCTCAGACTCGCCCCAATATAGGGCGGCAATTCTCTCTAGGTAGGGCAGCTCCCGGCCCAGGAAACGGATGACGCGGGAATGATGAATGCGGGCCGCCGGGAGGCCGTCCCCGCCGGTGATACTGTAATACTCCGGCACCATCTGTCCACGACCGTCGTAGACCAGGGAGGATTCCGGCGAGACGCCGGACCAACGGTCGAGGATGTACAGGCCATTGAAGGTCCCCGGCAGGATGGTACCCAAGTCCAGGGGCTGGTCCAGCAGCCTCTCATGGCCCCGAAGCATAATCAGGCCGGCAGCGCCGCCGTAGAGACGGCCCCAGCGCAGGCCCTCGTTGACGGCCTTCCGGAGGCCGGTGTCCGTCTGGACCTGCTCCAAGAGCCGGAGCCGCTCCGGGTCCGATTCCCCCGACAGAGCAAACCACTTCCGGCACATGTCGTCCGGGATGATGCCCACCACGTTCTGGACGATCCAGTTGTCCCGGTACAGGGAGTTCAGCAGAGCGTAATTGTCCGTCATGCGGGTCAGGGGGTACTCTGTAGCCTCCAGCGGGGACTGGGAACCGAACCCCAGGCGGAACAGAGGGTTGGAAAAAGCGTCCGCCGTAGTCACAACATCCGCGGACTTTGCGGAGGACCCTTTGTGCTTTCTTCTGGACATGCTATCCTTCCTCTCCATACCTCCACGGGGGCAGGCTGGTATTGACGTAGTAGCGCAGGGCGTCGGGACCGTGGTCCTGCTGCTTTACAGGGCGCTCAATGCCGAGGTTTTGGGTCGCCTTGGTATCCCAAACGTAGGACTGAAGCTCTCCAATCAGGCCGGCGCACCGCTCCCTGTGGATCATCAGCCGACGCCCGGCAAACAACTGGGAGGTCCGGCGGATACCGTCCAGCACCTCGTTATTCCCCGAAATCACATATACGCCCCGGCGCTGGAGCTCCGCTATAAAGCTGGCCGCCGATGGGTCCACGATCACGGGACACAGGAACTGGGGATCCGTCCCCATAAAATGCTCCAGATCATCGGCGTATTCACTGTCGGTTTTCTGGCGCAGTCCCGTGGCTTCCGCGTTCCGGCTGTCCCAGCGGTATTCGTCGTCCACCCAAACGATCTCGCCGTCATCATAGATATCCAGGAACACCGTTGGATTCGCTGTGCCGTAATCACAGGCGATGGTCCGGGTGGAGATATAGGGCAGGCCCCGGGGGCGGGTGCGGTCGTCGTAGCCGTTGATTTCCGGGTTGAACATGTCGTAGATCACACCATCTCCCGCCGTCCACTCCCCGTCAATGTACCGGCGCTTGAACACCCCGGTGTAGAGGCCGGCATACATGGCCTTGGTAGATTGGGAAAGGCTGGGGTTATCCTCCATGGTGAAATGCAGGTGAGTGGCGTTTTTCTCCCGGGCTTTCAGTATCCACTCCTGGCGGAACCAGTGGGTGGGGATGTCCGGGTTACAGTTGAACCACAGCTTTGACCCTTCTACAGAGCACCGGGCCAAGGCCTGCTCCACGAAGGAGCGGGGCATTAAGGCCGCTTCGTCCAGAAGGACCCCGGCCAGAGTGACGCCTTGGATGAGCATGTAGCTGCTCTCATCCCGGCCGCCGAAGATGTAAAACTGATTGATCCGTTTTCCCCGGGACACCCGCAGGACGTGTTCCGAGCGGGCGTAGTCCATCTTGAAGTGCTCCTGGAGATAGGTCATGGACTGGAGAGGCTGGATGATATTCCGCTCGGCACTGCCCACGGTTTTCCCGCACAGTCCGAAGAAGCATCTGTCGAAGTTTCCCATAGCCCACAAAAGGAAGGACAGGGACATGACGCTGGTCTTGCCGGAGCGAACGGCGCCGTCACAGATCAGCGCCCGCTTTCCCATGTACGGCCATTGCAGAATCTTCATTTGCTTCGGCGAGAGCATGTGCCGCCTCCTTCAGACTCTTGGTGATGGGGTCATCCTCTTGGGAACCGGCGGAGGAGGCCGTACCGTCTCTCACACCGTACCCGTAGTTGTTCTGGAGAGAGAAGATCACACCGGACAGGTTTTTCCCCTCCCGGAGCAGAAGCTCACCTTCCAGATAGCGCTGCATGGCGTCCTTGGCCCATGCGGTGGCCTCTGCCAGCTCCGGATGCTTTTTGGCATCGCAGTACTCCGCCCAGGTGGAACGGTGGATGCCCAGATATTCGCACAACCCACCTACCGTGGGCGGTATCACGAACTGCCGGACCCGTACCGGCTCGCCGGAGTCACTCACGATTTCCCGCGTTTTGTAGATTACGTGGCCGTATCGGTCCCGCCGCCCGCTGTCCACCGGTTCCGTCAGCGTGACAGTCCGGGTGATCTGGCGGCACCATGCGTCCAAGGCCCGTTCCAGCGTTTTCCGCGTGTATTTTCGCGGTCTGCCCATAGTTCCGCCTCCTTTCGCGTATCTGGACACGCCCCCCCGCGCCCGCATGGCGTGTCGGAAAACTCGGCAAAATAAAAAACCCGTGCCGACAGCCGCCTCCGCAGAGGGGACTATCGGCACGGGCAATCCAAGTAGCACTGGCCATTTGTGATATTCACGACTTGCGTCGTTTTGCACCTGTGGCACCAAAGCTCCAGTCGTTTAGCCTCGGTTCTTGGGCTGATATGCTGGTTGGTGCGGTGCCGGCAGACCGGACACACGACGTATCCGTTCTTTACAGTTAGTTTAGCAGGTTTCGTCTCGCTTGGCAAGACATTCGCCTCACTTTCTTGCAAACGTGTCTAATGTTCAGCTATATTCCAAGATAGAATCATTAATTTAAAATAAAAGCCCCGTTTTTTGCTGGATGTACCAGGCGTAGTAATAGGCGCCGAATTCGTTCTCCACGCTGCTCCGCCCGGAGCTGGACACGTTATCCGGAATCTCGATCACGCCGGATGTGTCCATCCACTTCTCCGGCGGCGGCAGCTTGGCGTTCAGGCTTCGGCTACAATTCCAAAGCCTCGCTCCGATGGGCAGGACCAGGCCGTCCGTGGCCTCCTTGTTGAAGTATTTGGCCGTCCGGCGGTAGCAGTCATGGGGACCGCGGAGCAGGGGCTCGTCATCCACGTTGCCATATTTCCAAAGGTAACGAATGACCGACGGGGGGAAGTCGCCGTAGCGGAGGACGATGTGGATATGGTAGCGGTGGTCCCCATGGCGGCCCTCAATGAGGTAGATGTAATCAAAGGGTTCGCCCTTCCTCCACCGCTTGAGCCGGGCCAAAAAGGCCCGCCAGACCTTTCGCACATCCTGAAACTTATCCGGCAGGTGTTCCGGGCCGAAGCTCAAGTCGTAGCGCGTGCCCTCGAACCGGAACAGCGCCAGCCGCAGTTCCAGCCGGTCCACCCGGGTCCGGCAGACGGAGGAGTCCCTGGGCGGGCGGAGGACCCTGTTCTTCTCCGCCCGTTCGTAGGGACTGTCATAGGCGCTGAGGCGGGGCCGCAGGGCACGGCACTCCTTGACCAAAGGCCCTGCCCTCTGCCTGGTACAATACCAGACTGCCGGGCCGCTCATTGTTTCCCCCTGTCTTCCAGCTTACAATGGGAAGGATCGTTCAGGCAGGGGTTTACGCATTGTAACTTTAAGGGGCAGTCCGCACAGCAGAACCGGCCTTCCCGAATATTGCAAAGGAACCGGGAACAGAGGCGTTGTTTTCGCTTCTTAGTCATGTTCCGTCAACTCCTTCAGAAGCCGCCCGGCATATTCGTAAACCCGCGCCGCGCCCTCCAGATCCGGGGCCCGCAGGGCGACGGCGCAGCCGTTCAACTCTACGGACAGATCCACCGGGCCTCGCGCTCTGGGCAGGGCCAGGGGGCGGTTCGTCGACGAAAGCGGATCAGGGGCAGACGGCTCCGGCGATGGAGGCAGGGCGGCAGGCGGGACTGGCGCTTCTGCCGCCGTTTGCTTCTCCCGGTTTGACAGCAGGCCTTGTTTTCGCCGCCAAGAGCCCACCGCGTTCCGAGTAATCCCCAACTCCTTCGGGGAATCAACTGTCAAGCGTTTCATTTATTGCTCTCCTCTTGTCTTACATAAGCTGCGCTGCGGGGAAGTGTCCAACCCGGACATATCCCCTAGCCGGCGCCAAAATTTTCAATACCCATCCTTCGCCCGCCAGATTGGGCAGTAGGCTTTCCGGCCCTCCTTGCAGAACTTCACTTCCACATAGCTGTGAAGCTGGGGCCTGACCGCATCACAAAGAACGGTCGACCTGCTGCCGGAGAGGAGCTCTCCCATGTAAAAAGGACAGCCGCCCCCCTCCAGAAACTTCTTGGACGGCCTGGACAACGAGACTCCGGTATCGTGGGAGGACAGGTCCGGCTCCGCCGCCGCTTCGGCGAATGCGTCCGGGTCACGGATCAGCAGCGCCGCCTCGTCAATCTCGGCGCAGCGCAGGCCGTAAGGGGACAGGGACGGCACCCCCTCGGGGTAGGGCGGCGGCAGGGGCGCCTCCTTGACGTAGTAGAGCACATGGGTGCAGCCGTCCTCCATGAATCCATAACGAGGCTGTTTTTTCCAGAAGGGCCACCAGAAATTATCTGTCTCCCCGGAATACCGGCACTGGTACTGGTCCCGCCCGACGGACAGAATCGTGAACTCCAAATACTCCGGCTGATGGTTCCACTGCCCGCCTTCCAGCTCACGGTCCATGTAGGGATGCATCCGCAGCTCCTGAATGACCGTTCCGGCCAGGAGGCCCACGTTACTTCGAAGCTCCCCGTCCGGGGCGCTGAACCGTTCGCTCATCGGGCCGCACCTCCTTCGTCGGAAGAAATTCCGCTCTGCTCCGTTCCCTCCTCCTCTCCCCACCGCAAACGCTCCGCTGGTTTGCGGCGGGGGCCCCAGTTTCTATTTCCGGCAGCCCCAGCATATCCGCGATTGCCGCCAGCATCCGCAGGGCCTCCGGGTCCGTCAACCTGACCGGCATCCCGCAGCAGGGGCACGGGTCGCCGGTTTTCAATGTCCTCATGCGCCCGCCTCCTCAATTGTGTCCGACTCGGACACATTCTCCACCGGCGGCAGGGGGATCCAGCGAACGCATTCGGCATCGATCCTGGAGTCGTGATTCTTGAACAGGAACGCCGTCCCATCGAACCGGCAGAAGCACCGGATATCCTTGTCGGGCCCTCCCTTCTCCCCGCTGATTCGGAAATCCGCCACCGCCTCACAGGGTTCCCTGGGGAACGTCCCGCCCGGCATCCAGCCGCAGATCACAAGTTGTCCCTCCGCCTCCTCCGGCGGTGCCAGTCGGAAACTCTCTCCGCTGTCGGGAAGCGGCACCTCCAGCCAACTGGTAAATTGCAGGCCGGTCAGTTCCTTCCCATTGCCGGGATTCAGGAACCGCGCCCCGTCCCATATCGCCGCCCGGTACTGAGCCCCGACGTTGGTCAGATTGTAAGTGAGGACCAGCCCGCCCACCGGCGGCGTGCCGCCCCGACTCTCCCAGCGGAGCAGGCGGGGCATTTCCTGCCCCATGGGGACCGGAGGATTATCTTCAGTTTCCGCCTGCCGCGCTTCCGCGTCCTCTTCTGGCTCCGGCTCTTTCAGGGGTGGCGCCTCCGGCGGGCGGATCTCGTCCGTCAGGCCCATTAGAAAATCCGTGGAGCAGTCCAGCAGCTTGGCCATCTCCACCAGGTTATGGCATGCGCCGGGCTTCAGCTGGGGATAATTCCAATCGGCCGGGTCGTCAAACTCGCCGGCGGCCCATTGGCGGATCGTGGACACAGGGAAGCGCTCACAATAATCCCAGACTACTTCCGCGTCCTCCGCCAGCCCGGCGGCGTCGATGGCCCGCAGAAGACGCTTGGCATAGCCCTGGGTCTCTTTCTGGCACTTCCTTCCCTCCTTCCGCTTCCGTTGGAGCCTCTTCTCCTCCGCCTCGTCCTTCGCCGCTTTTCTCTGTGCCTTAGCCTTGGAGCACATCCGTTCACAGGGGGAATAGGCGGCCTTCGCCTGTTCGCACTTCAGGCAGCAGGTCTTTCCGCCGCAGAAGGACTGCCAAGCCGAAGCCTCGCAGTCTCTCCGCAGAAAGACGTCGCCCCGTTTGCAGGCTTTCCCGTCCGGGCAGGTCAGCTCCGGATCCCAGCGCCAGCCCCCGTTATATTTCTCCAGCACCTTTTCCGCCGTCCGGGCGGCAGGGACCTCCGACAGGACGGATGCCATGCGCTGCTGAAACTCCCGCGGCAGGCGAGCCAGGGTGTAGGCCGTCTGCTCCGGCAGCTTGTCCTTCTCGAACAGGTCCATGTACTCCGGCGCCAGGCCCTCCCGAATCACCTTCAGCCGGGCCAGCTTCGGGGCGGAGACATTGCACGCCTGGGCCACATGGTCCCGCATCCGGCCGGGGAACTCCATGCCCTCCTCCTTCAGTTGGTACAGCAGCAACTCCACCCGCTCCGCCTGGCGGCTCAATTCCGCGGAGGAGAGGACGCGGGTACTGCTGTTGGCGTATATCAGCCGCAGTTCCTGGAGGGCGGCGGAGCCCTCTGCCCGCTCCCGGATGCAGGGGACCTCCCGCAGGTCTTCCCGGCCCTCCTCCGTCAGCTTTTTCAGCGCCGCCAGCCGCCGGTGGCCGGAGACCACGATCACCCGGTTCGGCGCCTCCGGGTCCGCCCGGACCCGGAGGGGCTGCTGGAGGCCCAGGAGCTCGATGTTCGCCGCTAGCTCCTCCAGGCCGCCGAGCGTGTAGAAGTTCTTCGGGTCGCCGCCGATTTTGCCGATGTCGATGTACTCGATCTGCTCACGGGTACCGGAGGTGCCAGTTGTGTCCAAGTTGGACACATCGCCGTCAAAAGCTCCGCTCCGGGCGGGACCGGCTTCGCCGCTCCCTTCCACCGCTCCGCTTCCTCCGGCTCTCCCCACAAAATCCGCGGATTTTGCGGGGGCCCCGTTGGTCCCCTTCAGCTGTCCCCGCAGGACTTCCGCAAGATCATATTCCATGTTCCTTACCTCCCCTCGAGATATTCCCGGACAAAGGCCCGGTAGTCCTTCGACGCCCCGCAGCGGGGTGAGAAGGTCAGCACACTCTCCCGGGCCGCGATGCTCCGGGGCACCGGGGGACTGAGCCTGATCAACGTCCGGAACACCGGCAGGCCCGACTCCAGCGCCAGCAGGCGGTGGATCTCCCGCTCCTCGACGGTCCGCTGGTACTGGGTCCCCAGCACGCCAGCCACCCGGAGACGGGGATTCACCTGCCGCATGGACTCCACCTGACGGGCCAGCTCCGCCATGCCCGCCGTGGAAAACACGTCCAAACGGATGGGGATGATGACCTCATCCGCCGCCAGCAGCGCCGCTTGGGTAGCAAGGCCCAGGGACGGTGGAAGGTCGATGATGAGATAGTCAACGCCGCCCTCGTCCACCGCCTCCCGCAGCTCCTCGATGGCTGTCACCCTGGCGCCGCTGCTGGGAAGGTCCGCACGGGCCAGCTCCATGCCGGAGGGGATCAGGTCCAGATTCGGCCCCGCCGGGGTCACGAAGTCCGGCCAGTACCCGGCTCCCTCCGTCAGCAGCGTCCAGGTATTGCCACGGCCGCTGGTATCGGTCACGCCGAAATATTGGGACAGGTTCCCCTGCTGGTCGGCGTCGATCAGCAGCACCTGCTTGTCATGCTCCGCCGAGAGACAGCGGGCCATGGTGGCGGCGGTGACGGTCTTCGCCGTCCCGCCTTTTAAATTCAAGACCGCGATGGTTTTCATGTCGTATCCTTTCCGCCGCCGGGGCGGCATCTATTTTTTCAGAATGGCATTCCGTCTTCCCGCTCCGGCAGCTCTGTGATTGACATCTGCTTCTCAGCCATGGCTGCCGCGCGGTTCCGGGCCTTGATCTTCTCCCCCTCCGCTGCATATCGGGCCGCAGTCTGCCTGGAAGTATCCGCCTCCATGAAAGTCTGGGTTTTGCCGTCAAAATTCAGCGTCACCTTGCCCACAGTGCCCTCTTTGTTCTTCACGATGCGAAGGATCCGCCGGCTGTCCGGCTCGTCCGGCCTGTCCTTGTGCAGCAGGAGGATCGCGTCCGCATCCTGCTCCAGCTGGCCGGATTCCCGGAGGCTGCTCATGCTGGGGGCTTTCTCTCCGCCGCCCTTTGTGGCCTCCGCCCGCCGGAGCTGGCTGAGGGCGATGACGGTGACGCCGCCGCCTTGGGCAAGCTGATGCAGACCGATGCTGATGCCCGTTACTGCCTCCGTGCGATTGTACGCCTTGGGGACATGGAGCAGCTGTAAGTAATCAATAAAAATCGCCTCGTAACGGTGGGCCAGGGCGTCCGCCCGGAGGTCCGCCACAGTCATGCCTCCCGCTGGGATCATGTCCAGGCTCCGCTTCGCCAGGGCCGGGGCCTGGGCGGCAACCTTTTCCCATTGGGCCTCCGACAGGGTGCTTTGCTTGATGTCACCCATGCTCACCCCCGCCAGCGCCGCCACAGAGCGATCCGCCAGCTTAGCAGGCCGGGTTTCCAGGGAGTAAAAGCCTACCCGGCGCTTTTCCGCCATGTGCCAAGCAAAGCGGAGGGCCAAGGCCGTCTTTCCCGCGCTGGGGTAGCCGCCCAGGAGGATCATGTCCCCCTGCTCTGTGTACAGATTCCTGTCCAACTTGGACAGGCCCCAGGTGTAATAATCCGGGTGCTTCCCCTCGCCATGGCGGTCCATGAAGTCCTCCAGCAGATTTCTCGCATTCATCCTTACCGCGCCGGGGCGGGCGGCCAGTACGCCGTAGGACTTGTCCACACATTCCTGGGCGGCGTCCAGCGTGTTGGCTTCGGCCTGCCTCCGGCCCTGCTCCCGGAGAGCTGCCAAGGTTCCTTGCTCCTTGACGGCTTCGGCATAAGCCCAGATGTTATAGACCGTGGGCGTTTGCTCCACGATAGCCAGCAGGTCGTCCCCGATGCCGGGCAGGTCCCTCAGACGGCCACGCACCAGCATGGCGTCCACAGGTTTTCCCTCCCGAAACATGTCCAGAATGGTCTGGTAGATCAGTCGGCAGCGGGCGTTGACGAAATCCCTGGGCCGGAGCTTAACGGCGCATTCGCCTATGTATTTCGGTTCCAGCAGGAGGGACCCCAAGACGCCCAGCTGGGGTTCCATGCTTTCCAAACTCACCATTCCGGCAGGTCCTCCTCGTCCACGATCCGGCGGGGACTGGCCCCGGAAGCGGGCAGTTCGTCCGGCTTCAGGGGATAGACCGTCAACCAGTTTAACATCGTTGCCTTCTCCAGCAGCAGGAGCTTCGCCGCCCGGTCCCCGCCGGAGTGCTTGTCCAATTGCCGCAGGATGCCGTTC